ATTTATCGTCTTCCCTAACCTCCGTCAGCCCAAGCAGTTTTGGGGCGTCTCAGATATCCCCCCGCTTATCGAACCCCAGAAGGAGCTTAACCGCGCCCTCTCTCAGCTATCCCGCATCCTGGAGGTGTCCGGCAATCCCATCGCCGTGCTCGAGGGCGTCGAGGCGTCCGAGGATATTCAGGTTAAGCCCGGGGCCGTCTGGAATCTGCCAGGCGACACCAAGGCCTACCTGCTGGACCTGCTCCAGGGCGGCGGCATCCGCCTGCATATCGACTACATCGACCTTATCTATCGCACCCTGCATGACCTGTCCGAGTCCCCCAGGGCGGCTTACGGCGGCATCGATAAGGAGCTGTCCGGCGTTGCCCTCGAGGTCGAACTCCAGTCCCTGTTGCAGAAGGTCCGCCGCAAAAGGCTTATCCGCACCTTCGCCTACCGGCGGCGCAATGAGATGATCCTTAATCTGTTGGCCAGGTTCGCCGGTGAAAAGTTAGCCGGCTATTATCAGCGCGTCAATTGGGGTCCAGTCTTGCCCCAGGACCGAGCCAGGGAAGCGCAGAATGAACAGCTTCTTATCCAGTCGGGCGTCCATTCCCGCCGCACCGCTATGGATAACCTGTCCATCCGCGACCCCGAGCTGGAATTTGATAAATGGATGGAGGAACGTCAGCGTATCCTTCAGCAAAATAATGATCTTAAAGCTAAGTCTACCCAGGGCGGCCAGAGAGAGAGAAATGTAGCCGCCTCTGATGCAGAAGCTGGGCTTTAACGATAAACAAGGGAAAAAACCAAATGCCAAATTCCAAACAATAGATAAAATCCAAATTCCAATGATCTAAGCAGTTAACTGCTTGTAATTTATCATTTGTAATTTGTTTGGAATTTGGAATTTTGAGCTTGGAATTTATTCCTAAGGAGTTTTTAATATGCCAGAAGAAAACGTTGAAAACAAGTCCGCAGCAGAACCTATCCCTGACCAGGATGTCAATAACGAGCCGGACCAGCGCATCGCTTCGCTTGAGGCTTCGCTTGCCGCAAAAGCGGCCGAGCTCGCCGAGGCTAAGAAGATGCTCGACGCCCAGGCCGCCGATATCGCTACGCTCAAGGCGTCGGGCGACGAGGCCGTCAAGGCCTACAAGCGGTTGGCCGTCAGCTCAAACCCCCTCTTTACCGATGACATCATCACCGGCAGCTCCATCTCAGAGGTGGACGCCGCCATGTCCCGCGTGCTCGACATGGCCGGCAAGGTCCGCTCACGCATCGAGGCCGAGTTTAAGGCCCTCAATGTCCCCGCCGGTGCGCCGGAAAGGTCAGGTCCAGACCTGTCCACCCTCTCCCCTAGGGAGAAAATCAAGCTTGGACTCGAATCAGAAAAAAAATAAAAAAGGAGAAATCCTAATATCAAAATACGAAATCCTAAACAATATCAAATATCGAAGCTAAAATGCTTGGGATTTAGGATTTCCTTATTGTTTAGGATTTAGAGCTTAGGATTTAGGATTTTCTTATTGTTTAGGATTTAGAGCTTGGGATTTAGGATTTCTCCAAAGGAGTTTTATTATGGCTACAACTTTAAGCGAATATGCTAAGCTCTCGAATGACGCCGTCTATCAGGGCGTTATCGAGACCATCATTAAGGATTGCCCCCTTCTCCAGCTCATGCCCTGGATCGAGATCGTCGGCAATGCCCTTACCTATAACCGCGAGACCACGCTCCCCTCAGCCGAATGGCATGCCGTCAATGACGACTGGACCACGTCACCCGCCGTCACCTTTACCCAGAAGACCGCTACCCTCGCCATCCTTGGCCAGAACGCCGATGTCGATAACTACGTCCGGCAGACCCGCTCCAACATTACGGATGTCGAGGCCGCCATCATCGAGTTGACCGCCAAGGCCATACGCCACGAGCTGGAGGATAAGCTGGTCTACGGTGATAACTCAGGCGTCCCCAACCAGTTCGACGGCTTGATCAAGTTGATCAATACCGCTTCAGCCAGCGACCAGCTCATTGCGGCAGGCGCAACCGGCGCCGCCCTCACCCTTACCATGCTCGATGAGCTGATCGACGCCGTCAAGGGCGGCAAGCCGTCCATCCTGCTCATGTCCCGACGCTCGCGCCGCAAGATCGCAGCCCTCGCCAGGGCGGCCGGCAACAACCTTGAGGTCGGCAAGGGCCTGCTTGGCGAGACCGTCGAGTACTACAACGGCATCCCCATCGCCATCAGCGACTTTATCAAGGATACCCATGTTTTGACTGCTTCGGTCGAGACCGCCTTCACCGGCGGGACCTGCAGCACCATCTATGCCGCTTCATTCGGCGAGGACGGTCTGTGCGGCCTTACCGGCCCGGGCGGTCTCCAGGTGGTCAGGATCGGCGATATGGAGACCAAGGACGCCACCCGCACCCGCGTAAAGATGTACTGCTCTTTGGCCTTGTTCAGCAACGTCAAAGCAGCCGCCCTGATCGGAGTTACGAACTAAATAAATAAGGAGTAATTAAATGGCTTTTTCAGACCCCGCAAAAGGAAGATCGGTTATCTTAAGTCCTGGCCCCGAAGCCCTCAGCGTTACGGTGGCCGAGGCAGTTAAAGAGGGCGACGTCCTTGGCTATTCAACCGGCTGGAAAAGAGCGTTGGCCACTGCCGGCAGCGTTATCCAGGGCCGTCTTGTAGCCCTCAAGGATACCCCCAGCGGCGGCAAGTGCCCCGTCGCTATGGCTTGCGTTGTCGCCGGTTATTCAGGCGCCACTCCAGGCGGCTATGTCTACGTCGCCGAGGGCAGCGCCAACGGCCAGGTCACGCAGACCGCCCCCATCACTACCGGCGATGCTAATACCATTATCGGCGTCGCCCTGGACGAATCAAACATTCTCTTTTTCCTCAATTCCAGGGCCGACAGCGTGGCGTAGCCTTAAAGGAGTCATTCACCTTTAAGGGCCTCCTATCTATAGCAGGTTGGGGCGGCGCAAGTCGAACGCCGCCCCAACCAGGTAACTTTTAATTGAATATTTCGGAGGTGATTTAATGATATTGTTGAACGATGAACAGATTGTGAAGGCATTTTACCTGTCATCTCAGTTAATGACTGATGAGCAGGTGGAAAAATTAACTCAGATCGACAGGTTCCGTATTTTATCCCGGGCTCAAGCTTGGTTTGCTGTTAATAAGCATCTTTTACCATGCAGACATGGCCATGCGCGCTTGTGCGACTGCCCCGATTGCGTCAAGGAGATATACGACGAGTTGGGCGGCGAAGATATAGGTGAGGTTGTATGACTACTTTAATTTCATTGCGGGCGTTGGTCAGGCGAGACCTCAAGGATGAGGACGCCGCCAACTACCGCTGGACCGATGACGAGATCGACCGCGCCATTAATAAGGCCCTGGCCGATTATTCCCTCTACTGTCCCTTCCAGGTCAGGTCAACTGTCGCTACTACCGCAGACAGTAGTGAGGTCAGCCTTGCTACTCTTACTGATCTGATCGATGTTCTCAGGGTGGAGCATCCCATTACTAACTTGCCTTATCCTTCACGTCGCTTTTCAGTCTTCGCCGGTGTGCTCACTTTTCTGGATGGCTATCTCGGCGACGGCGGCAATTGCTATGTCCACTGGTTGCAGCGTCATACTATATCCACCATCCCTATCCCTCATGAGCATATCGTTGCCCTCGGCGCGGCGGCCTATGCCGTCAATTCCCAGGCACAGTACCAGGTCGACCTCGCCAACACCGGCGGCCAGAAGGTGGATAACGACTACGGCGCATGGTCCAGGGAGATGTTTGAACGCTTCTACTATGCCCTCAGGCACGTTCGCACCTATAATCCCAAACGGCTTAACACTTCATCTCTTACACCGGAGGAATAAAATTTGGGAAATTCTAATATCAAAGGAGAAATCCTAATGTCAAAATACTAAATCCTAAACAATATCAAATATCGAAGCTCAAATGCTTATGATTTATGATTTCCTTGTTGTTTAGGATTTAGAGCTTAGGATTTAGGATTTCTCCGAAGGAGTATTGAATGACACGACATAATGAACTTACTGAAACTCAGGAACAAGTGCCGCTCTTGAAGGATGGCCTTCCCTGGCAGGCCTACGCCATCGTTCCGGATAAGGCAGATCCCCAGTCCTGGCAGCTACCCCATCATACCCGTGAGGTTAAGCGGGCCGTCATCGGCAAGATAGGCTACGAGCATACCGTCGATTGGTTGCTGCTTGAGAAGGCCGTCCTGCTCATATCACGCTACGGCATTGAAGGCCAGCGGGTGACAGCCGACCCCGAGCTTATCCTGCAGGCAGCCCATCATCTTGCCGCCCATTACCGCAAGGCCGGCCGGCAGTTGCCCGACGCCCTGTGTGCGCTCATCTGAAAAAAAGAAGCGTTGAAGAGGGATGATAAACCCCTGTTAGAAAAATGAGAAATATGAGAAGCGTTGAAGAGGGGTGATAAATCCTTATTAGAAAA